GGAAGATTTTATGATCCAACAAGGCCGCAAATACAAGCACGGCACCGTTGAGGCTATAGCCCTTGAGTCATCCGACACAGGGCACGTCAAGGTGGCTCCAATCGTCCCGCCTTTCTTGGGTACGCCCTATCTCGCCCGCGCGGACTCGCTCAAGAAGATGCCGCAGAAGTATCTGCAAGGTGCGGTTGAGTGAAATGCGTTCGCTGCGGCAAACCTTTGATTGCCCCGTCTGTTACTGTCATGACAAGATCAGGCCCGCAAGCATGGGGGCCAAAATGCGCAAAGCTGGCTGGTTTTGTCGAGCATTCATTGTCAAAAGTGAAGCCATCAGAACACACAAAAGACCCAAGGCAAATGGATCTGATATGAAACAAAAGAAGTGCAAGGCCAAAGGCTGCGGCGTTGTGTTCTCTCCTGCCCGCCCTTTTCAGTGCTGGTGCTCCCCTGAATGTGGGCCATCCATTGCCAGGGCAAAGAAAGAGCAAGCCGAAACAAAAGCAAGGCAAGCGGAGAGAAGGGCCGACAAAGACAAAAAAGAGGGGTTGAAAAACCTTGGTAGCCTTAGAAAAGAGGCGCAGACACAGTTCAACCGATACATCAGATTCCGCGACCAGATCGCCGGACATGGATGCATCTGTTGTGGCCGTCCGTTGAACTGGAATAGCGGGAAGCCTGGGGGTGACGTGGATGCAGGCCACTACCTTAGCCGTGGGGCATCCATCGAGTTGGCATTTGATGAGAGAAACGTCAACGCACAGGCCAAGTCATGCAACAGGCCGGGAGGTACAACGCGGGCGCAATTCCGAGATGGGATGATTGATCGGTATGGCGTGGATGTTGTAGATGAGCTGGAAGGCCCGCATGAGCTTACCCAACTTCGCCACGATGACCTAAGAGCCATCCGCGACAAGTACCGCAAGATGGCTAACGGCCTATCCAAGTCGATAGAAAAAACCAATTAGACCGAATCGGATCAACGGCGCAGAATTACATACATCGCAACACACAACGCAACGGAGAACGCAAGATGACCACCAAGCCCGCCTACTGGAACCCGAAGCACTTTGCCCGAGGTCAGCGCGTCAAGTATGGCGAGTTCGATGCTGTGATCGAACGCCACTACCACGAAGGCATGTGGGAGGTCCGCCTGCCAGGCGGCAGTGCCTGCGTTTCGGGCGCCAACCTGATCCCCGCCTAACCCCACCCCGGCCGCCTAGTGCGGCACATTTTAGGCGACCCGTAACTGCGGTCGCATCGCGTGCAGCGGGGTTGGTTACCTCGTTATGTTGCCCCAACATCTGCACGGCTGCGTTTCCAGGGGCCTGCAAAGCTAAGCGGGTCGCCACCCAACACAACGGAGAGAAAACATGAAGCACCGAATCCTCGCTTTCCTGCTGATCTCAACATCAGCCCATGCCTGCAAAGACTCAATGCAGTTCACAACGGACAAGCAACAGCACTTTGCAACGTCTGCTGCTTTTGGCATGGCCGCTCGGGCAGTCACATCAGACAACATGGCGGCTATTGGATTGGCCTTGATTCCTGGAATCGCCAAAGAAGCATACGATTCAACCGGGAAAGGTTGCCCCAGCTTCAACGACATGGCATGGAACATCATCGGCGCGACAGTTGGCGTTTACTCTGCCAATTGGGTTATTGGACCTCAAAAGGTCGTGTTTCGGATGCAGTTCTGATAGACTGTGAGAACACGTTTCGTGTCTCTCCTCCCGTGTGTGCGATAACGGGTTACGCCTGATCTAGCATCGGGCGTTTTTTTGCGCTAAACACAGCAAATTGATATCATTGGGGAAAGCATGAGCAAACACGAGGTGACGAAATCAGAGCGTATCGACATGCTTGACTGGCTCATCGAGAACGAGGCATTTTTGTTAAAGCGACATGATGGGAAGTCATGTGTATTTATTTCCGGCAGCCCGGGTGCAAGTTTGCGTGTAGGTGATTTTTGCGATAGTCCGTATGAGGCGCTTAGATCTGCGATCAATCAGATCAGTCAAGACAAAGGTTAAGAACATGCCACTCAAGAAATCAGCCAGTAAAAAGGCAGTCTCTGAGAACATCAAGACAGAGATGAAAGCCGGTAAGCCTCAGAAGCAAGCCATTGCCATTGCGCTGTCAGTTCAATCCGAGGCAAAGAAGGCAAAGGGGAAGTGATGCCAGCAGGACGCCCGACAGACTACAGGCCAGAGTATTGCGAGCGAGTCATTGAGCTTGGCCGCCTCGGCATGTCGGTGGTGGAAATGGCGGCAGATATCGGCGTTGCCCGCAACACGCTGGAGCAGCTTTGGCCTGCCGCAAACCCTGAATTTCTGCAAGCCTTGACACATGCAAGGGAATGCAGCCAAGCATGGTGGGAGTCGATGGGGCGAACAAACCTCATCATGCCGCCACAAACCGGACAGTTTCAGGCGTCGGTTTGGTCCCGTTCAATGGCCGCACGATTCCCAAAGGATTGGCGCGAGAAGAACGAAACAGCTCACACCGGCCCGGATGGTGGCCCGCTTGAAATCAAGACGATCACGCGCCGGGTTGTTGACCCCAAGGCATGAGTGAGCTGATCCTAGACACCCCGCGCTGGATGCTGCCAATGTTGCAGCCCGCCCGCTATAAGGGCGCGTGGGGTGGTCGGGGCTCCGGCAAGTCGCATGGCGTGGCCGAGATGGTCATTGAAGCGCATGTGATGGACCAGAAGCGACGGACAGTCTGCGTCCGCGAGGTGCAGAAGTCGCTGAATCAGTCGGTGAAGCGCCTACTCGAAACAAAGATTCAGAGCATGAACGCCGGTGCGTACTTCGACGTTCAAGAGTCGTGCATCAAGTCTGTGAATGGCGACGGGATCATCCTGTTTCAGGGCATGCAGAATCACACGGCTGATTCGATTAAGTCGCTGGAGGGGATGGACTGTGCGTGGGTGGAAGAAGCCCAGAGCATGAGCCAGCGCAGCCTTGATCTGCTCAGGCCTACCATTCGCAAACCAGGCTCTGAATTGTGGTTCACATGGAACCCTGGCGAGGCCACCGATCCGGTTGATGTATTGTTGCGAGGCGCTTCGCCTCCGCCTAACTCCGTCATCATCCCGGTGAACTTTACGGATAACCCGTGGTTCCCGGATGTTCTGCGTGAGGAAATGGAGTACGACCGAAAGCGTGACCCAGACAAATACGCTCACGTATGGCTGGGCGAGTACGTCAGGAACTCCGAAGCAAGAGTATTCAAGAATTGGCGCATTGAAGAGTTTGAAGCGCCACGCGATGCGGTCCACCGTCTTGGGGCGGACTGGGGCTTTGCTGTCGACCCAACTACGCTGGTGCGGTGTCATATCATTGGCCGCACGCTTTACATCGACTATGAAGCCTATATGGTCGGATGCGAGATTACAGCCACTCCTGAGCTTTTCATGACTGTTCCAGAGTCTGAGAAATGGCCTATCACGGCTGATTCCGCTCGGCCTGAGACGATCAGTCACATGCGCAAGAATGGGTTTCCCAAGATCATGCCAGCGGTGAAAGGCCCAAAGTCGGTAGAGGATGGCATTGAATGGCTCAAGTCGTTTGATATCGTTGTTCACCCTCGCTGCACGCACACGATTGATGAGCTTACCCTTTACAGCTTCAAGACGGATTCATTGACTGGCAAGGTCATGCCTGTGCTTGAGGACAAGAAAAACCACGTCATTGATGCGCTTCGGTACGCATGCGAAGGTGCAAGACGGGCAGCTAACGCGCCAAAGACGCAGCAAGTCAACCCAATCCCAACGGTAAACCACTTCGCCAGACGCTGATTGCATATACAGTATCAGCGTGCTATTCTTCCAACATTTGTGATAGGGGCAGACTATGGCTGTTTTGGCATCTAAGGGCACTGCATCTGTGACCCTGGCAATCGGGGAAACGCTGAACGTATTAGCTGGCGGTCAAGGCGTTGCAGTACTGAAGGGCGGCGCATCTAAGGGCCAATCGGTAGAGCTTGGCGCGTCTGTGCGCAAGATCGGGCCTTTCCCGTTTGCCATGCCTATCACGATCAACTCACAAAGCGGGGCGATTACCTATTACGTTGGTGCTGATTCTGCGGCTCCGCATGTTGAGATTGCGGGGGAGTACGATGCAGCATCCGGCCAAACAGTGCTGGACGATGCGAGCCGGGCGGCTTTGGGCTCTAGCGGTGTGATCCTTGGCGCATCTGCCAGCGTACTGAATTTGAAGGCGTCAAACACGACGATTACGCGCAACATGCTCGCATCGTCTGGCGTGACACGAGGAATCTTGCAGTTTGTCGGTGACTCGTTCATTCAGGGGCGAGGCGCCAACGGTAATGGTGATGTTGGCGCACGTCCTAAGTCATGGCCTGTCCAGGCTGTTTCTGTGTTGAACACGCTTGGTTATACGGCGCAGGCTGATTCGGTGTGTGGTTGGGGATCTGTGTCGCCATCGACTATCGACGGATACATTGCCTACGACCCTCGCGTCACATATTCCGGGACTGTTACCAAGTACAGCGGCATTGCCGGTCTAGGCTATGAAATGTTCCAGCTTGCCGCTGGCGCGACTCTTACATTCACCCCTGGCGGCACGTTTGACACTGTTGATGTGTTCTACGCAGCAAAGGCAGCAGGCGCAACCAGCACCTTCACTGTCTCCGACGCTGGTGGCGTGAAGGCTACGATTGACTGCAACGTCGGCACCGCAGCAATCCAAAAAACAACTGTGACTTTGGCGGCTGGCTCCACCTATGTAACCTTCACAGGCGGCGCAGCAGCAAGCACGATCTCATTCTTCAAGACACGTACCGCAGCCAACCCAGTAATCGAGGCCATCAATTGCGGGCAAGCTGGTAAGCCTGTTCAGCAGTGGTCCCCCACGGCTGGAGCGGCACCATACGGCACCCAAGCCAGCTTGGATTTGGTCGACTCAGGCTTGAGCGCCGTCACAGTCATTGACGGTTGGTACAACAACC